CCGCGTGCACGTGTACTACTTCGACACGAAGGTGTATCCGGGCGAGGTGATCGAGGCCGGCGAGTTCGACGTGCAGACGAAGCCCAAGGGTGGGGGAGGCACGTCGTTCGTCCCGCTGTTCGAGCAGCTGCAGGAGGACGGCATCGAGCCGGAGGTGTGCATCATCCTGACTGACTTGCTCGGCCGCTTCCCGAAGGACGAGCCGACGTATCCTGTGGTGTGGGCCAACACGCTGCCGTATGGCGTGGCCCCGTTCGGTGAGACGATCTACCTTGTTGACTAAGGATCGCGGCGTGATGGAGACGCACCTTGCCCTGCTGGGCTGGGTGCCTTTCCGCTGGGGCCAAGCCGCAGCCCACAACCCGTCGTGGCACGACATTGTTGTATGGGTGAACTTCGCGCCCGATGATGCCGGCGACTGGTTCGGCTGGACGCGCAACAGCGTGTTCCCCACGCCCGACTTCGACGAGATAAAAGAGTGGCCGAAAGACGATGCGCTGTTCTGGCAGCTGGCCAAAGGCCTGACAGAAGATGAGAGGTTCAAGTGAAGATCGTGAACAGGGAAGCCATGGAGGCGCACCTGACGTTGCAGGGGTGGACACCGGCATCGTATGGGTCGATCGGCGCGAGGAAGGGCAACATCGTCTGGTATATGTTCCGCGAGTACAACGGGGACGGGGATGAGAGCTTCAAGTTCGGGCACTCGCTGTTGAACCCGGTTGACCCGGACAAGCATGATCTCGAAGTGTGGTACTGGAGCGATGAGTTGTTCTGGCCGTTCGCGCGTCATCTGCAGAAAGACGCGACGCGCATCAAGACGGAGAGCGTTGTCGAGCACTTCGTCCGCAAGATTTAATACGACCGTAGTGAGTGAGAAGGAGAGCATCATGGCAAGCATGGACGATAGGATTGAAGAAGTCAGAGACCGGCTGATCCGCATGGAATCGCGCATGGTGCAGCTGGGCGATCACGTGGGTGCGAACCTGCGTGTGCGCGAAAAGATCGATGTGAAGTTCGACGCGCAGGGCGAGCCGTATGTCGAGATCGACTCGCCTGAACAGTCGCTGTCGCGCATCGTGCGCATCATGCGCGAGAAAGGTGTCAAGGCGGGCGAAGTCCCGTTGCTTATCGGCGGCCTGCGTGTGGCCGTCATCTACCCCGCACGCATTACGAACTAGGACCATCATGGAACAGGCAGTCAACCCGAACACCACCGATCTCGTCACGCCGGAGCAGCCGCCGGAAGTAGCGGCCATGCTCGATGCGCTGCCGGGACTCGTGGGTGCCATCGACGCAGCAGTGAAAGACGTGGCCGGCAAGCAGATGCCGTTCGTGCTGCTCGTATTCCCCGGCCAAGGCGCGCTGCACGCGACCAACATCAACCCCGCCTCGCAGGCGATCACTGCTATCAAGCAGCTGGCGCACGAATGGAACGAGCAGGGGGCATAACATGCTGCTGGCCGACTTCGTTGGCCGGGCGCACAAGCACACCGAGGACGACCGGCAGGTGCCGGTCGATCTGCATCAGGTCAAGTGCTTTGAGTTCGGCGAGAGTTACATCATTCGCATGAAAAACGGCAAGTCGTTCGACGTGCGCGATCTGGATGTGGTGCTGGACATCTTGTATGATGAGTTCCATCTGTGGCGTAATCAGGTCGTGCCGGAAATGGAACTCGGCTCTGTATTCAAGGGCCAGCGCACGCTCACGATCAGCGCTGTGCAATCGAATAACTTCGTGCCGGCCCCGCCAGTGCAGAAGTTCATAGACCGCCTGCGGAAGTACATCACCATGTACAACCTGTCGGGCACGTGGGATCAATTCAAAAAGGACAACCTGTAATGGAACTCGCAAAATCGGCCGTCGACCGTACCCTCGAAAATTTAGTAGAACTCATCATTAGCCTTGGCGCAGGGGCGAAAATCCCGGCACAGGACGTGCTCGCCAAGCAGCTGCTCGTCAGTCGCACGGTGCTGCGCGAAGCGCTCGTCGTGCTCGAACACCTCAACGTGTTGAACGTTCGCCCCAAGACTGGCACGACTATCAACAAGCCGGACGACTGGAAAACGCGCAACCACGACATCATCGCGTGGCGCGCTCGCGTCGAAGGGAAGAAGTAAATGGACATCGTGACGCTCGACTTCGAAACGTTCTACGGCGACGACTACACGCTGTCGAAGCTCACGACGGAGGCGTACGTCCGTGACCCGCGTTTCGAGGCCATCATGGTCGGCATCAAGATCAACAACGACGCGCCGTTTTGGGTGCCGCGTGACTCGATCAAGCTGCACCTCGACTCGCTGCAGCTGCACAAGAAAGCCGTGCTGTGCCACCACGCGCACTTTGACGGCCTGATCTTGACGCACCACTACGGCATCTATCCGCGCATCTATTTCGATACGCTCGGCATGGGCCGCGCGCTGTTCGGTGCCCATGGGCGCTTGTCCCTCGACAAGTTGGCAGAGCGCTATGGCATCGGCAAGAAAGGCACCGAGGTACACAATGTTAAAGGCTTCCGCTTCGCAGACTTCTCGCCGCAAGGGCTGGCGCGGTATGGTGATTATTGCTGCACTGACGTTGATCTCACTTATCGTCTATTCCTCAAGATGGTGGGTCAGTTCTCACGACACGAACTCGAACTCAACGACCAGATCATCCGCATGTTCACCGAGCCAAGCCTCATGCTCGACGAGTCCATGCTCGAACAGTACCGACAGGATTTGCGAAACGAGAAAGTCACTCTCCTGTTGCGCTCAGGCGCGCAGGTGGACGACCTAATGAGCAACGAGAAGTTTGCCCAGCTGCTGCGCGATCATGGCGTCGAACCGCCCATGAAGGTCTCGCCGCGCACGGGCAAGCTCACGTACGCCTTCGCAAAAACCGATTCGGGCATGCAGGCCCTGCAGGAGCACCCGGACGAGCGTATCCAGATCATCGTCGAGGCGCGACTCAAGAACAAGACGACGATCGCCGAACGCGGCGCGGAGCGCCTGATCGCCATGGGCCAGCGCGGGCCGGCGACGATCTATCTCAAGTACAGCGGCGCGGCCGGCACGCATCGCTTGAGCGCGGGCGACAAGATCAACTGGCAGGCGTTCAAGCGTGGCGCTGCGACGCGCAAGGCGGTCATGGCACCGGAGGGTGAGGTGCTGGTAGTCGGCGACTCGTCCAACATCGAGGCGCGGCTGCTCGACTGGCTGGCGGGCCAAGACGACATGGTGGAGGTGTACATCAAGGCCGACAAGAAGCTCGGGCCTGACATGTACTGCGTGATCGGCGGCCTCATCTACAAGAAGGAAGTGGTGAAGGGCCGCAGCGATGAGGACAACGACCAACGTCAACAAGGAAAAATCGCTAAGCTCGGCTTAGGATTTGGGATGGGTGAGGATAAGTTCATCATCAGCGTGCGCGGCCAAGCGAAGGACAAGGACGGCAGGCCGCTGGTGATCTCGCGCGAGCGCGCGCACTACATCGTTCATGACGTGTATCGCGCTTCCCATCCACACGTTGTCAAGCTCTGGAAGCGCGCCGAGGCCGCACTTGAGTGTATTGTCAGAGGGCAGGAGAATGTAGGGGTCGATCCGCGAGGCGTGGTGCGCACGTGCAAGGACGGCCTCGTGATGCCGGGCGGGATGAAGATCATGTATCCCGAACTGCGCCGGGAAAAGAACGACGAGGGCAGGTGGCAGTGGACGTTCTGGAACGGCAAGATGCGCGAGCATCTATATGGGGCCAAGGTGGTCGAGAACATCATCCAGTGTTTGGCACGGCTGGTCGTGTTCGCGCAGTGTTTGGAGACGCGTAAGGAGGCGGGGCCGCTCGCGCAGTGGGTCCATTCGGTCCACGACGAGGGGATTTTCCGCACGCAGCAGTTCTACGCGCCGTGGTTGCAGGAAAGGCTGTTGACGAATATGCGGGTGTCGCCGGACTGGGCACCGGGCTTGCCGCTCAATAGCGAAGGGGGATTCAACAGGCGTTACGGCCTCGCGAAGTCCTGAATTGTAATTATTGCCATAACAGACGGGGGTCTCATGGCTAAAAAATTAGTTCGGAATGCGGATCAACTTGCGGATATACTTACATCCCTGATCGATGTCGCCAAGAAACAGGCGCAGGCCGGTGTGACTAACACGGGCCGTAAGGTCACGCAGAAGGATTTTGAAATCTTGAACCGGGCGCGTCGGGTGAAAAAGACACTCGACGACCCTCAGAAATAGTCTGGAGTCCGAACAATGTCTGAAGTCCAAGCCGAAGTGAAGGAAGTCGTGGAACAATCAGAGCAGGCATCCGGGGCCGGTGAGCAACCGGCACAGGAACCGGCACAGGAACCGGCACAGGAACCGGCACAGGAACCGGCGACGACGCCCGTGGATCAAGCGTCTGAGCCGGCACAGGAACCGGACTGGATCGCCAACGCGAAGCCGCCGGCTCATCCGGCCGAGGGCCATCTGGCGTCGATCGAGGCGATCGCGCTGACGTGGGGCGGTGATGTGGGCACGATGCTGCGCAATCTGGTCGGCAAGATTCGCGAAGTTCTGTAAGCGCCACGACGGGGGTCACAATGGCTTGGTACGTTGAATCGACGAAGGCTCCGGGACTCCGGTTCCGCATCGTCAAACTCGACAAGACCTCCATGCACGCGACGCTGAAAGGCGACACGGGTGTGGAGTTCGAAAAGACGTTGACGCAGGACGTGCTCGACAAGTTCGGGTACAAGGTCATCCAGATCAAGGACGCGGTGGCAGCGTAAGCTGCCCCTTTTCGTAGGGTCCAAATGTCAAGCTCTCCTAACTACGTCCGCGATTACAAGCAGGAGAAAAAAACCTCCGACGCGCGCGGCGAGAAGAAGAAGCGCAACGCGCGGGACCGTGCTCGCTACGAGCTTGAGAAGCTGGGCATGGTTCACAAGCACGACGGTAAGGATGTGGATCACATCAAGCCGTTGAGCAAGGGCGGGGCCGAAACGAAGCGCGACAACCTGCGTGTGGTGAGCGAGCATAAGAACCGCTCATTCCCGCGCAAGAGTGACGGGAGCATGAAGTGAAGCCGTACGCATGGAGCCATAGCGCGCTGTCCTCGTTCGACACCTGCCCGCGCCAGTACGAAGAGATCAAGGTACTGCGTAACTTTCAGGACACGACGAACGCGGCGGCGCTGTGGGGCGATGAGTTCCACAAGGCGGCCGAGACGTACATCAAGGCGAAGTGTGGGCTTGGCGAAGCATCGCTGCCGGCCAACATGTTGATGTATGACGAGTACCTTTTGCCGTTCGCCACGCGTCCCGGCAACACGTTGGTAGAGCAGAAGTACGCACTCACGCAGCAACTTGCACCTTGTTCGTTCTACGACAAGAATGTGTGGTGCCGGGGCATCGTCGACGTGCTGACGATCAACGGCCACGTGGCGCATGTGGATGACCACAAGACGGGGAAGAACCGTAAGAAGGACATGCAGCAGCTGATCATCTTCGCGCTGCTGACCTTCTACCATCACCCCGAGGTCGACACGTGCCACACGGCGTTTCACTGGCTGCAGCATGGGTTCGGTGAGACGGCGAAGGATCGCGAGACGTTCTATCGGCATCAGATTCCGCAGCTGTGGGAATCGTTGCTGCCGAAGCTGCAGCGGTACAAGGCGGCGTTTCAGAACGGGGTGTTCCCGCCGAAGCCGAGCGGGCTGTGCAGGAAGCACTGCGCGGTGCAGACGTGTGAGTACGTTGGCAGTGGGCGTCGATGACGCCTGAAGGAAAAGTAAAGGCGAAGGTGAAGGCCCTCCTGAAGCAGTGGGGGGCTTACTTTCATATGCCAGTACAAAACGGGATGGGCGAGCCGACGTTAGATTTCATCGCTTGCCTGAACGGTAGGTTCATTGCGATAGAGACCAAAGCACCGGGCAAGAAGCCGACGAAGCGGCAGGAAGTCACGATGGCTCAGATGCGCGCCGCTGGCGCGTTCGTGTTCGTCGTGTCCAATGACGCCGAGTTGGAAGTGCTCGGGGCATACCTCGCATTACTATCATGATCGTACATACACCATCAAAGAGCCTCTTGCTCAAGCTGAGGCCGAAGAAGCTCGCCGAAGTGATGGCGATCTTCCCGTCACACAGCAAGTTGATCGATCACGAAGGGCACAACCTCGCGGTGCCGCACAATCTCGCGGTGGTGAAGGTGCTGCGCAACATGGGCATCAAGGCCCCGTCGCCGATCCGGTATTACTACGGCTGGCCACGGCCGGCGCGCTTCACGAAGGTGTTCGATCACCAGTACGCCACCGCGGACTTTTTGACGATGCACCCGCGTTGCTTCGTGCTCAACGAGCAGGGCACCAGCAAGACGGCATCGGCCATTTGGGCCGCCGACTATCTCATGTCGCTCGGACGCGTGAAGCGTGTCCTGATCGCTGGCAAGTTGTCGACGCTCGACCACGTGTGGCGCGATGAAATCTTCGACGTTGCAATGCACCGCAGCGCGCTCGTGCTGCACGCCGATGCTGAGAAGCGCCGCCAGCTGCTCGCGCAGCCCGTCGACTTCTACATCACTAACCATGATGGCTTGAAAATCCTCGCGGACGATATCAAGAAGCGCAAGGACATTGACCTCATCATCATCGACGAGGCGAGCGCCTTCCGTAACGCGCAGACCGGGCTGTACGAAGTGCTGAAGGACATCAGCAAGGGCCGCAAGCTGTGGATGCTCACGGGCACGCCATGCCCCAACGCGCCCACGGATGCGTGGGCACTGGCCCGGCTGGTGGACCCGACGCGCGTGCCGCAGTTCTTCACTCAGTTCAAACGCAGGACGATGCAACAGCTGAGCACGTACAAGTGGGTGCCGATGCCGGGCAGCCACGAGACGGCGTTCGAGGCGCTGCAGCCGGCGATTCGGTTTAAGAAATCCGAGTGCCTGTCGCTGCCGCCTGTCACGTACCAGACGCGTCAGTGCGATCTGTCGAAGGAACAGAAGGACGCGTATCAGGCGATGAAAAATCATCTGGTGCTGGAGTCCAAGGATCAAAAGATCACGGCAGCGAACGCGGCCGACAAGATCAGCAAGCTGCGCCAGATTCTGTGTGGCTCGATCAAGGATACCGTGACCGAGCAGTACGTGGCGATCGACCACGCGCCGCGCCTCAAGGTGTTGTTGGAAGTGATCGAGGAAGCGAGCGCCAAGGTGCTGATCATCGTGCCGTTCAAGGGCATCGTGCAGGTGCTGCGCGACGAGATCATGGACTGGCACCAGAAGCGCGGCGACGGCCGGCGTGTCGAGGTCGTGAACGGCGATGTGGCGAAGGGCAAGCGCGATACGATTTTTCAGGACTTCCGCGATGACCCATCGCTCAACGAGTTGGTGTGTCACCCGAAGGTGATGGCGCACGGCCTGAACCTGACGCAAGCCGACGTGATGGTGTTCTATGCGCCGATCTACTCCAACGAGGAATCGCTGCAGGTGATGGACCGGATCAACCGGCCCGGCCAGACGCGCAAGATGACCATCGTCCGCATTCAGGCGAACACGTTGGAGCGTGACATCTACGCCATGGTGAACGATCGCGCCGTGAACCAAGAGACGATCCTGCAGCTGTACAAGAAGCAGTTAGACCTGTTCATTTGAGAGTATTCCCCATGGCGACCACAATGGATGATGTAGCGCTGAAAGCGTTCGTCGCGACGATCCCGGCGATGCCCGTCGAGAAGCGCGTGAAGCTCTTTCTCAAGACGCGCGCGGCGAAGTCCGAAGCGCAGAAGTCGTTCGACGAACAAGAGGCACAGTTCAAGCAGATCATGGAAGCCTGCCAGAACACGATGCTGGCCGATGCCGACAAGCAAGGCATCACGGGCTTCAAGACGCCATTCGGCACGACGTACGCCGATGAGACGGTGCGCTACTCGATCGCTGACGGCCACGCGTTCTACACGTTCGTGCAGGCGCAGAAGGACTTGGATTTTCTTGAGCGGCGCGTGTCGTCCACGCACGTGAAAGAGTATATGGAGGCCAACGGGGGTGCGCTGCCGCCGGGGCTGAGTGTGTTTCGTGAGCGTGTGATGCGCGTGAGGAAGGCTGGGAAATGACAGAAGCACTTGATGTGATGCTCGATCTGGAGACGCTGGGCACGGAGCCGTTTGCGCCCGTGCTGTCTATCGGCGCATGCACGTTCTACTTGGGCGAGACGCCGAATGGTGTTGAGCCGATCGCCGACACGTTCTATCAGGCGGTCGACATCGAGAGTTCGATCACGCTCGGCATGCGCCCGTCCGGTGCCACGCTGAAGTGGTGGATGAACCAGTCGGCCGATGCGCGCGCGGTGTTCCAAGACCCGGCCGCATGCTCGCTGCCCGACGCGCTCGACGCGTTCACGGACTGGCTGAACAGCCGCCCGGTGCAGGTGTGGGGCAACTCCGCGCGCTTCGACTGCGGCCTGCTCGCGGCAGCGTACAAGGCGTGCGGTAAAG